AGGAAATCTTGCTGCGATGGGCACCGCGACGTTGGATGGTATTGGTTTTACTAAGTCTTTTACTGAGCATTGCACTATTATCGGCTTGGTTAACGTACGGGCTGATTTAACGTATCAACAAGGTTTAAATCGTATGTGGTCGCGTGCTACGCGATACGATTTTTACTGGCCAGCATTAGCCAACATTGGCGAACAAGCGATTTTAAATAAAGAGATTTATTATCAGAACGCAACAGCTGATGATGATGTATTTGGATATCAAGAGCGATACGCAGAGTATCGATATAAGCCAAGCATTATTACAGGCGCCTTCAGAAGCAACGCAGCTACGCCACTCGATAGTTGGCACCTAGCACAAGACTTTAGCAGTCTTCCAGCGCTTAACAGCTCATTTATAGAAGACAATCCACCCGTGTCACGGGTCGTCGCAGTACCAAGCGAGCCAGAGTTCTTGTTCGATGGATATTTCGATATGAACTGTGTACGACCCATGCCGTTGTATGGTGTACCCGGCATGGTGGACCACTTCTAATGTCATTTTGGCAAGGCGCTGCGGGCGCAATAGGTGCAGGAATAGCTAGCATGTTTGGCCAAAGTAAGGCCAACAAAACAAATATAAAGCTAGCAAGAGAACAAATGGCGTTTCAAGAACGCATGTCGAACACGGCGCATCAACGCGCCGTAGCTGACATGCGAGCGGCTGGATTGAACCCAATATTAGCCGCAACAAACGCGGCAAGTACTCCAGGAGGTGCCACAGCAAGAGTTGAGAATGAGCTTGGACCAGCAGTATCTAGCGCAATGGCAGCTAAGAGATTGAGTCAAGAGCTCAAGAACATGAAAGCAACTGAAAAAAACCTAGATCAAAATAATGCATTGTTAGAACAGCAAATAAGATTAGCTAAAGCAAATGCAAATTTAGGTGAAGTAACAACGGCGTTAGATATAGCAAGGTTAGGTAAACCCAACGGCGGTTTACAGCATGTTTACGAAACAAAAGGAGCTGGAGCGGCGATGTTAGATCAGCTGATCAGCTTGTTTAATTCGTCAAACAATTCAGCAAGAAGCGCACGACCAGTGAAGGTCGGTAACGTAAGAATTAAACCACAATTTTTATTACCGAGGTAAAAAATGGAAATTAGAAAGCCATACACACGAGAAGCGGTACAAGTAGATGCGGGTGGAGAATCCCGCACTAAGCAAGCATTTAAAAAAGAGTGTGATATCAACGTCATAATGGCGAAATATCAGAAAACAGGTGCGATAACGCACTTTAACAAGCATCAGCAACAATACGGAATAGCAGACGGACAAACGTTTCAAGATGCAATGAATCTGGTTTGCGAGGCACAAGAAATGTTTAATGACCTGCCGTCGAGCATCAGATCAAGATTTGGGAACGACCCAGCTGCATTCTTAGATTTCGTACAGGACGAAAATAATGCTGATGAAATGGTTAAGCTAGGCTTAACAGAAGGATCGCCAGAGCAAGCGACGGTAACGCCCGTCGTGGCGGAAGGCGAAAGCAGCGAAGCTGCTGAAACACCGGCGTAAGCCGGCACATTTGACCCTACTTGATGTCAAATGTGCCGACTGACACCAGTCAGTCGGTGTTAGATAGATAACTGGACAAAGTGAGTCCAGTTAGATATAAAAATAACCAGCCCGAGTAGGGCTGAAAATTATCTCAAAGGGATAAAACCATAATATTTATTATGTGTAGTCCCTTGAAAATAGGAGCCTACACGTATGCGATACAGACGCAAAGTCAACAAAAGATCCTCAAAGCGACTATTTAAGAATACGGCGCAACGCCGTCATAAAAAAAACCGCACCACTGCGGGATTGATGCGCGGTGGCATTCGACTTTAACCCATGCAGTGCTTTTACCCTCTCAAGGGCTATAAGCGCTTGGGTGGCGGTTTTACCTTCAAAAAAGGCGAATCCAATACCGAAAGCATGGAAGTCCCTTGTGGACAGTGTCTTGGGTGCCGTTTACGGCGATCCCAAGAATGGGCCACTCGTTGTGTACACGAGGCCCAGATGCATAGTGAGAACAGTTTTATAACGCTCACCTATGCGAATGAACCTGAGAACAAAAGCATAAACGTTGAAGACTTTCAAAAGTTTATGAAGAGGCTCAGGAAAACAACAGGAAAGAAGATTCGATTCTTTCACTGTGGAGAGTACGGAAAGGTACTCGGGGAAGATGGTTTAACCCCCCTCCCCCACCCCTTCGTGGGTGGTCGGGAGGCTCTAGGGCGACCACATTACCACGCGCTGTTGTTTGGACTCGACTTTGAGGACAAAGAAATACACAGCGTTAAACAAGGAACATATCTCTATAAAAGCGAACAGCTGAGAGATATATGGGGTCACGGACACGTGACCATAGGCGAGGTAACTCGCCAAAGCGCGGCATACGTAGCGCGCTATGTAATGAAAAAGATTAACGGAGAATTACAGGAGGAATATTACAAAAAAGTAGATGAAAACGGAGTCGTGTACGACGTGAAACCGGAATACACAACAATGTCGCGGCGACCAGGTATAGGCGCCACTTGGTACGAGCAATATAAAGGCGACATTTTCCCATATGACGAATGCGTTACAGAAGATGGGCGAAAGGTCCCGGTACCAAAATATTATTCGAAACTATATCGAGCTGAGTCAGAAGATAAATATGAGTTGGTAAGAAGAAGACGAGTAAAGCGAGCGCTGAAAAGAAAAGCAGACAACACACCAGAGCGATTGGAAACGAAAGAAAAAGTACTAATCGCAAAGATTTCAAAATTAAAGAGAGGGTTAAACGAATGAAGTACCACATGTTTTCAGTATATGACGAAAAGGCAAAAGCATATTTACCGCCATTCATACTACCGGAAATAGGAATGGCAACTAGAACATTTGGAGACTGTATAAACAGTGAAGACCACCAATTTGGCAAACATCCGTCGGATTACACATTATTTAAAATTGCTGACTTCGACGACGAAACCGGAGAACCAACCCCTGATAAAAGCAGTATTGGAAACGGAGTTGAGTTTATTGAAGCAAAAACACAAAAGGTAGAGGAATATGAGTCGTAGACCATCTCACACAAGCAATCACACGTTCAGTGAAGTACCAGCGGTACAAATACCACGGTCCAGTTTCAACCGATCACATACTATAAAAACGACATTTGACAGCGGTTATTTGATTCCGATTTTAGTGGATGAAGCACTGCCAGGCGATACTTATAAAGTCAAATTAACTGCATTCAGCAGGATGGCAACGCCTATTTATCCAGTAATGGATAATTTATTTATGGATGTATTCTTTTTTAGTGTTCCAAATCGATTGTTATGGGACAACTGGCAAAAGTTTTGTGGTGAGCAGGTAGATCCGGGCGATTCGATTGATTATACAATCCCGAAAACTAGGACGTCGAGTTCAAATTTAGTAGCTGCAGAGGGATCTATATACGATTATTTCGGTGTTCCAACCGGAGTTAAAGTAAGAGATAAAGTTAGTGCGTTACCGTTTCGAGCATATAATCGAATTTATAACGAATGGTTTAGAGATCAAAATTTACAAGATTCCCTCCATGTCGAACTTGGAGACGGCCCAGATAGTGCAGTTACAGGGTATGATTTATTGCGACGAGGCAAGCGGCACGATTATTTCACTAGCGCATTACCATGGCCACAGAAAGGCGACAGCGTAGATTTGCCATTAGGTCAATATGCACCAGTCGTCACAGACAGTACTAGCCCCACAATGGTAACAAGTGCAGGCGCAGCACAAGGTGATTTGGTTAAAGGATCAGACGGATCACTGGATTTTTCAACAACTAGCAATCCCGGCTATTCGTATTGGTCGAATACTGGTATGCAGGCTGATTTGTCAGACGCAACTGCAGCAACTATTAATCAATTAAGGCAAGCATTCCAAGTCCAAAAGCTACTCGAGCGGGATGCTCGAGGAGGTACACGATATGTCGAAATTATTAAAGCTCATTTTGGAGTTACCACGCCGAGCGCAGGATGGCGCTCAGAGTATCTTGGCGGCGGTACGCGTATGGTCAACATTAGTCCAATCGCTCAAACCAGTAGTACAGATGCTACGTCCCCTCAAGGCAATCTTGCAGCGATGGGCACCGCGACCTTGGATGGCATTGGTTTTACTAAGTCTTTTACTGAGCATTGCACTATTATAGGCTTGGTTAACGTACGGGCTGATTTAACCTATCAACAAGGGTTAAATCGTATGTGGTCACGCGAAACACGATATGACTTTTATTGGCCAGCGTTAGCAAACATCGGTGAGCAAGCAATTTTAAATAAAGAAATTTATTATCAAGATACAGCAGATGACGATAATGTTTTTGGATATCAAGAACGCTATGCAGAATATAGATACAAGCCAAGCATTATTACAGGCGCTTTCCGAAGCAATGCAGCAACGCCACTAGATAGTTGGCATCTAGCCCAAGACTTCAGCAGCCTCCCCGCGCTTAATAGTTCATTTATTGAAGACAACCCACCGGTCAGCCGAGTCGTCGCTGTACCCAGCGAGCCAGAGTTTTTGTTTGACGGATACTTTGATATGAACTGTGTACGACCGATGCCGTTGTATGGTGTACCCGGCATGGTGGATCATTTCTGATGGCATTCGGGACAGCGCTAGCTATCGGGAGCGGACTGGCCAATTTCTTTGGCCAGAAGTCCGCAAATAAAACCAACATAAGGCTCGCCCGAGAGCAAATGGCATTTCAAGAAAGGATGTCGAATAGCGCATATCAGAGAGCCGTACGAGATATGCGTTTAGCCGGTTTAAACCCAATATTAGCTGCAAAAACATCTGGAGCATCCACTCCAGGAGGCGCAAAAGCAGAAGTTCAAGACGCAATAGGAAAAGGCGCTAGTAGCGCTTTTAATGCTTATCAACAAGCAAGACAAACAAACAGCAACATAGATTTGCAAGCTGCACAAGGCAATGCTGCGACAGCATCAGCAGCACAATCTAATGCACAAGCACAGGTGAATTCAGCGCAAGCTGAAAAACTGAACAGAGAAAACGGTTATTACGCCAATATGTCACCACAACAGCGACAAAAAATGATGGAGCTCGAGCGGATTGGTGTACCGGGTGTTGTTTATAGTCAATTAGCAGGTATTAGCGATTACGACTCGTTCATAAACGCTTTGAAAGCAGTAGCACCATTGATTGGAGGAGCCGCAGCAACTATGGGCGGCAAAGCATTGTTCGATATTTTTGTAGGAAAAATGCGGCATCCAACAATACCAAAAGGTCCAGAGGAACCTAAACGAAGGAAGAAAAGATAATGGAAATTAGAAAGCCATACACACGAGAAGCAGTACAGATTGATGCGGGTGGAGAATCCCGCACTAAGCAATCCTTTAAAAAAGAGTGTGATATCAACGTCATAATGGCGAAATATCAGAAAACAGGTGCGATCACGCACTTTAACAAGCATCAGCAACAATATGGAATTGCAGACGGACAAACGTTTCAAGACGCGATGAATCTGGTTTGCGAGGCACAGGAAATGTTCAATGACCTGCCATCGAGCATACGATCTCGCTTTGGAAACGATCCAGCTGCATTCCTAGATTTCGTACAAGACGAAAATAACGCTGATGAAATGGTTAAGCTCGGCTTAACAGAAGGATCGGCTGAGCAAGCGACGGTCACGCCCGTCGTGGCGGAAGGCGAAAGCAGCGAAGCTGCGGAAACACCGGCGTAAGCCGGCACATTTGACCCTACTTGATGTCAAATGTGCCGACTGACACCAGTCAGTCGGTGTTAGATAGATAACTGGAC